TGTAGGTGTGTATGTTAATTCTAGTAATCTTTCATCTATTCCAGGTAGTGAGTTAGCATTTAATGTCTGTTGTGTATTACTTGCAAAGCCTGCAGGTATAGCTACGCTAGAGTTTATACTAGGATCACGTGTAGGTATTCCATTGATAGCAGGGGCGTTAATAGGCCCGGAAGATAATATTTGACTTGATATCCCTACAAATTGCGATACATTTGTTACAAACTGCGGAGCTTTATTACTTGTTTCTAACGTTACTAATTTATGCCCTATATTACGTGGATCTGTAGCTCCTATACCACTACCAGAAATGTACACATCTATATAAGATGATTTTACTTGATCAATAGTATCTGCTTCTGCTGTAACTTTAAATTTTAACTGATACTCGTTATCTTTATATATTTCAACACCTGTCTTTGTAGCTACTTTTAAGAAAGGGTCAGTACTCTTTGGTATGGCTGGGTAGTTTGTTGATGCAGAGAGTTGTGTACTACCTGATATTAACAGCGAAGATATCATTTGTGAATCATCATGCTTACAGTGTGTAACAGCTCCAGGTTGATTTACAGATTCAGACACCCAGAATGTATTTATAATTTCTTGACTTTTATAATCACCCATCCTATCATATGCTAGCGATGACCCAACATTTATCAATAAATCTCTTTCTTGTAAAATTTCGTGACCTACTTCTGTATAGTTTGCAAATCCGTGACTTTTCATTAATGTTTTTATAGAGTGAACTTTACCAACTATTGGATCAATATTTTTCAGTGTTACACTTGCGAAAGATTGTGAGTTAGTAGAGCCTGTTGCATATATAGCATCTTGCTGAAATTCTATATTGTAAGTTGATATAGGTCCAAATGATGTTACAGGGTATGCAGAATTAACAGTACCACCAGTTCCTGCAGGAGATTCATTACCCCTCTGTACGAGAGGTGTATACGTTGCTTGAATACCAAGTACATAAGGGTCAACTTTAATAGTCGTATTATTTACTACTTGTGATATATATGATGAATATGCTGTATCTTGTAATTGCTGTAGAGTGTATCCAGATGGTAATGTGAAGTTTGGTGTAGGAACAGTTAATAAACCACCGGCGTGTGATGCAGAGAAGTTAGCTCCAGCTATAGTTATTGTTGCATCTCCAAAACCACTATATGTATATGTAAGTTGACCTTGATTTGTTTGATTTGCTATGGATGATCCTGCTACATATGTTTGTGTCAAATACTCTCGCTCGTATTCAAATATCTTAATACCAGGAACAGTTTGAAATATTATCGGTGTACTATTTACTTCATCAGGTTTAATTATTAATTCACGCGTCCACCGGATATTATATCGACCTCTCCAGTTTGCTGGAATAATACGTCCTCCTGGCCTTTGGGTAGCTACTCCCATTATCTCTATCTTACCTAACCCCGGAGGTGTTTCTGGATATACCCAAACTCCTATAACTACTCTACCTGTTGAATCTACAAAATTATTTACATGGTGGTATATTGGATTGCCGTTAATATCTGTAACTTGTATAAGAATTTCAGTACCTGGCTGTAATACTTCATTATTACCATATATCTTAAACATATTTTTACCTGATGTTAGTTCATTAGGAATATCATCTGGTCTAAAGTATGTTGAGTCAAACTGTGTTTGATTTATTAAAACAGTTTGATTAAACTCAGGTCGTAGTTTTCCTACACGGCGTTGTAGCATTAATGTTCTCCAATATATCCACCCACTTCATGCGGGTATCATATATAAATATCATAAAGTTAATAAATAACGTTACTTACACTACCTGTTCTGCTAATTTCTATTGTACCATCTACCATATCACGCATTATATCAATATGTGATATTATTAGTATAAAGTCAAATTGTAATTTTAAATAATCAAATAGCATAGCAATAGAGTTTATATTATTAGTATCTAGGTTACCAAACCCTTCATCAATAGCAAGGAACGTTGGTCGTGGTAAGCTTGATATATTAATTAATGCAACTCTAATAGCTAATGAAGATACAAACTTCTCCATACCAGATGTCATCTCTAGCGGCCATTGGTTATCATCCCCGTACTTAATATACGTTAATATATTCTTACCATCAACATCAAATAGCAGTTGGAAATCAACAATCTGAGATAATATATTATTTATCTCTTCCTCTATATATGGTAATGTATCAGATATTATTTCATAAGGTATCCCGTCACGTTGAATAGCATCTAAGTAATACTCATATGCTTTTAATTTTGTTTCAAGTGTATGCGCTTTTTTAATCTGATTGTTAATATTTTTAAGTTCTGATTTAAGGACCTTTATATCACTATAACATAATTGACACTTACTATCAATACTACTTAACTCATGCTTAAGAGTGTTTTCATCTATAGATAATTTATCAATCTTATTATTTATTTTTTTATTATCTTCGATCGCTTTTATATTATCGTGGTATTTTTTTATTTTCTTATTTACATCTTTAACAGTATGCTCAAGACCGGTACGTTTATCTTTAGCTTGATAATATGCTATTCTACCAACATTACGCTCCTGCTGTATTGTATTTAATAGTCCTTGAATTTGTTGAATTTTATTATAATCATCTACTACACCGATTACACTCTCGATATAGTCTGTACAACCCTCAAGTTCCTGTAATACTTCATTAACTTTAATTTTATCTTGTTCTAATGCAGCACTTGTTAATGCAGCCATTTCGATATATTCACTCTCACGTTTCTTACAAAAGTCGCAGTTAGGATCAAAATCACTCTTTGTCTCTAACTTATCTAACTTATGCTTAACCTCAAGCTTAAGACGCTCACGTGTATTTTCTAAAGCAGATATTTTAACAATCGTCTCATTGTATGTTATATACATGTCATTAACGGAATCAACATTATATGATTTCAGTATCTGATTTGCTTTTTTAGCTTTTTGCTTATTACCATCAGCAATTGTTTCATCTGATTCTAATCTCATATTAATTGATTTTATCTGATTTTGTAATCCTATAAGTTCAAGCTCTAATAAATTTATATCATCGAGTGGTACACGTTTATGTAACGTTTTTGTCTCTGTTAATATTTCTTTTTGTATAGATTTAATTTTTGACTCAACTATACTTTTCTCTGTTTGGTACTCTGTGTGTCGTATAGTATCAATATCTAATTTTTCTTCTGCATCAATTAATTGCTGTGAGTAATCTGTACTACCGAAGTCTTTTAATAGAGCTTGTACATCTCTAATCTCATCATTCGCTAAACTATACAGCTCTTCAAATACAGTTATATCTAAAAACTGTGATAATAAATCTTTCTTTTCAAATTGAGATTTATCAATAAATCCAGTATTATTATTTTGAACAGAAAGTGCAGTTAATACAAAATCATCATACTGACCTAAGTACCCTTGAATGTTTTTATCTGTCTCTCTACGTTGCTCTCCATTGAGAGACACGTTGTTTCCATCTTCATCTACAAACCAGAAATTAACATCAACTCTGACCTTACCTTTCATCCAACCCTTAGATATACGCTTTGCTTTACGTTCAATAAAATAATCCGTACCATCTATCTCAAAGTTTAACTTACAGTGAAAGTTACTCTTCTTATTGTTCATTATATCTGTAGCTAATTTACCTCTACTACATCTATCGAATATACAAAAGCACACTGAGTCAAGTATTGCAGACTTACCAGCGTGGTTAGGGGCAAATACACCTATTACATCTCTAGCTTTTGAAAAGTTTATAGAGTTACCATCCCCATAACTAAACATGTTTGAAAACTCAAACGTTTTTAACTTCCATGTAACGGAGCGTGAAATGTCCTCATTCTGTAATAACTGATTTAGTGATTTATTTATAGACCTAACTTGACTTAACATATTATCATCTATATCATGATTCTTCTTTATATAATCTTTAAGTAGTTTATTCTGATAATTTATATCACGTACATCACGTGTAAGTGTTCTACTCGTAGTTGCATGACCTTTAATCTTATCTTGCTTAATAATAACTACATCATTAGCTTTACATTTCTGCTTTATACTCTTTAGTATAGTTTTTACCTCTGCTTCAGTGGTATTTTGTGTACGTAGTCTGAGCCTTGGATATTTAGGTATATCATCGATATTAGGTAATACACCATCTTTTATATCTATAGTATAGAATCCATAATTATTTGGTATGTCTGTATATTTAGGCTTCCGAGTCTGTACATCCCATACAGCAAATCCATGATGCTTAAATGCTTCACCGAAGTTTTGTTGAATTAGTGAACCCGGGTAGCATATTGTTTTCTCTTTATCTACATATTGACGTTTATGTATATCACCTAACAGGGATAAATCATACCCATTAAATAAATCAGCAGTATATTCATCACCAGTAACTTCATAACCAATATCTGTTTTCGAAGACATTACAGGTCCATGAAACAAAGCTATCTTGGTATCTGCTTCGAAGGTATCTGCTTTAATAAATTGTGATGGGTGATCAAATATACTGAATACAGTAAAGTGCACATCACCAAATTGATAAACTCCAGAATCTTTTAAGTAATGCAAATCCTTATGATTCAGATTATCTACCATAGGTGTCAGTGCATCCAACCTACTTGTATTATTTAGATTGGTATCATGATTTCCAGTTATTACTATGGTAGGTCTTATATCTGCTAACTTCTGTAAAAACTCAGATGTTATAGATATTAACTCTGGTGATATATCTGTTTTATTATGCACAACATCACCGGCAACATATATTAAACTGTTTACAGGTAGCTCTTTAGCTGCCTTGTATAGGTGTTTGAAAACCTCTCTATACTCTTTATGTCTCTGATAATTCCTTATATGTATATCTGCAACATGTAATATCTTATCTACTTTCTTAAATCCTATGTCAATTGTTTTTATCATTCGAACATACTTCCTAACTTTTTTAACATTAAACTACTTCCAGTAATATTGGTTGTAATTTGCTTCTTATTTAACATGTCACGGTAACCTAAATCAGACGGATCCTTATCACCCAACTCTATTAAATAAACATTAATACCATTATCAATAAAATACTGACATATATCTAATGCTTTTTTTCTTGCATCTGTATCTAGTGCTATGTATATATCTTCTACACCGTGCTCAATAATCTGCTTCTTAAGATTATCTAATATTATTTTTCCAAATAATGGTATAGCATTACGTTTAACTGCTATAGCATCAAACGCTCCTTCTACAATCGTTATTGGTTCACTCCAATTAACAAACAACTCAAACCCAACAATATCTTTTGATACTTTTGGATTTTTATGTTTAAATGTAGAGTCTTTATAATAACTCCTACCTGTAAAGAAGTTTAATCTACCATCCTTATCATAACTAGGTATTATAATCATCTTATCATATGGACCAGATTCACAGTAACCTATACCATAACGTACAATATCTTCACGCGTAATTCCTCTATTCTTTAGATACATTAATGCATTGCGAAACTCTGGATTAGTTTTATTACCACTGAGTATTAACTTAAATTCACTAGGTAGTGTTACATGATCTTCTGCTGTAGCTTTAACTGGAATATATGAATCTGTTTGAGTAGCTAAATCTTTTAACTGCGATATAGATGCTCCAACCTTTTTGAATAATGTATATAACTTTCTTCCCTTAGCATTACATACCCAGCAATGCCAATATTGTGTACTCAAATCAACTTCTAATTTATGTTTGTAATGATTACATAAAGGGCATTTGAAAGACATATTATTACCGGAGGTTTTCTTAGACCTACCTAATACTGTTTCTACTAAACTTATTAAACTCATTACCTTAATATAAGAAAAATTATGCGATTAACCAACGATCTCGGTTATTAATTCCTTTACATCAGCACCGATCACAACATTCCCAAATCTCCTTGGGCCTATACAATCATTATAATAATTATTATTTGATGCTACATGAAATCTATGATGGATATTTTCTTCTAAATAATTAACTTGACCTTTCGTTCTTCCTAAGATAAGGACTTTAAAGCAGAAGTGCAACTTTCCAAGTGCTTTTATATCTTTATTTAATTCTTTAGATGAGCCTGTGTAATCTTTCCAGTTAGAATCTTTACGTATAACTTTACGTCTTGTCTTACCTTTCACTTTAACACGCCGAGTTGATCCGAAGTATTTCCGACCAATGTATTTTTTATCTGATTTTAAATTTGTGATTTGGTAAATAAATCCAAAATAACCTTCCGGTGCTTCTAGTAACTCTTTACCTTCATATAACCAATGACTCATATATTACCATTTTTTACAAGACCAATAACCTGCTGTTGTCTTATCTTTTTTCTGATCACACTTATGTCGAGCTCTAAACGACTTTCTAGCTCCTGGATTATCTTTCTTGATAACCATACCTTTCTGACCAAAATTAACTTTAACTACATTACCTTTTGAGTTCTTAACATATACTTTAAACTTTTTAACATCACCTTGCATAGGCTTATTTAGTTTAACATCTCTGCCTTCGTACTCACCTTCTTGAATTGTTTGCTTTTTAAGATACTCTATAAGATTATATTCGTTAACTTTTACACATACATCCTTACCATCTTTAGTTCCTGTATGTCTATACCCATCCCAGCAAGCCTTACCATCAATACCTTTCTTCTTACCTTCGTTAGCTTTCTTCTTACCACGCTTCATATTCAACTGCCATCTAGCCATGCGACCTTTCTCACCATCTGATCTAGCTAACTTCTCTAACTGCGATATAGAAGCTCCTTTTGGTATACCAACTCGCTTTGATATTCCTTTTCTACCCGGCTTCTTACCATCAATAAAATTTTCTTTAACCTTCTTATACCCTGACCCATAAGGAGCAGCTTTACCATCATGATTTTTAGCAACATTTTCATCTACACATGTATTACATCCACAACCACATCCTTCTGATAATGATTCAGACTTTCTATTTGCGCAAGAATTCTTACCTGACTTGTATGGTGTTTTATGAGCAGATCCTTTTACATGAGACCATCCACATTTATGACAGCATCCAGATTCACCTTTTTTTAATCGCTCATCTAATTTAGGATGATACCCTAACCACACATGTTTATAATCACCTAAACCTTCACCGTGCTCTTCCCACTTACCATCTGGTAGTTCTTCAGCTGTTCTTACTTCTGCAGCTACAATATTATCAGGTGTGTCATACCAATATGCTACATCATATCCTCCATCACTTCTCCACTTAACAACTAACCCGCGCTTATGCTCATCTGTATCTGCCTGCAATACAATTATTTTGTCTGCTGGTAGTTTTATAGATTCAGTTATTATTTGTTTAAGCTTTATCATTTAGGATTCCCCATCATAATTTTTTTATGCATCGTACCACCTATCTTTCTACTGTACCAACCATCTCCATGCCATGTAACACCTTTACCTTTAAGTATCCTCTGCACTGTAGCTTCATCATCTACAATATTAACTCCACTTGAACTAAGTATATCATACATCCTACCACTAACCTCAACAAACCACCCTGATTTCTTAAGCTGCTGTATTTTGTTTTTTATTACCGATGATTTTGCAGGTTTTGATCCATCATGACCTAACCCTGTGGACTTCATTCCGTGTTTTTTCTTCTTATATATATTTACCGCATCTGGTTCAGGATCGTTATCTAAATCTACAGCATGCCAAACCTGCATACCATCTAATGATATATCTGCAACTGTTTTGTAGTTTGCATGACCACCGATTGGTTTATAAGCTGTTTTAATGAGCTTTAAAATATCTTCTTTATATTTCTCTAACTCACTACTTGAAAGTTGCATCCACTTATTTTTAGGTATTTTAGGTCCTAATGGTGTGTCTCTTTCTGTTAATATATCTTTTAGTTTTATCATCTATTATAAATATCTATGTATCAAATTGAACATTAAAAACAATGTCTAAGTCTTGTGGACTTTGTACAGGGCTAGCTAACTTACTTACCGCAAGTAATTCGTTTGAATCATTATATAATCCGATGGTAGTAATAAATGGTGTAAATTCAGATGAAGTTGCAAACCCTTTCAGCTTAGCACTACTTTTATCATTGTTTTTACGTGCAGTAGGATTAAATGTAATATTATATTCCTCATCTTCAACTACACATTGATAATTATGTATTGTATGATCCGTTGTGCCATTAAATTTCAGCTGATAATCATTTACTAATGTGGTGTATGATGCAGACATATCAGTTATAACTGCAATACCATTATTATAAAATAAATTACCAACAATATCTGAATCACGGTAGTATGTTTTTAGTGATGTTATCTCTGCAGCTGTTATTGCTCTATTAAATAACCTATAATGATTTAAACTACCTTTGAATGGGTATATAAAATTTTTTGTTTTATTTGCGTATGTTGAAGTGAGGCCGGTTGCTAATTGTACACGTCCCGTGTTTTCTCGAGTCTTAAATCCCCATGGCCTAGCTCCTATAAATACATCTGTTGTTGCGTCATATATTGCCTCATTAGCAACAGGGTCTGTCTTTACACTCTCCTGTAGTGTACCATCTAACCAGAGTTGCATTGAACCAGTTGCAACTTGCATTACAACATGATGCCAACCATCATCATTAATTACTGATGAGGTAATTGAAGTTTCTACTGTACCTTTACCTCGCTGAAATCTTAACTTACCTTTATCAGCACTTGTACTATTATATATTTGCAGCTCCCACGGCACATTTTCTGACCACTGTCTGGATGTTGTTATAACATTGTATGTATGGTCTCTTAACTGTCGCTCACTTGATTGACCAAGGCTCGTTTCTAATGGTAACCACTCTCCTGTAAAACTGGATGTCACGGATTGTGATACTGGTGCTTTAATCCATAGAGATAGCGCAAAGTCTTCATTCCATCTTCTCTCATTTGCTCCTAGTATGACAGAATTTTCTATCTGCACGACACTGTTAGAGCTAGATGCAATTGACTGTGACCCATGTAGTGTAATAAATGTTTGTTTATTTATACCATAATTACCAGATGTAAATCGATCAAATGTTATGTTTGTACCAATAGGTTCTAATGGTGCATCTGATATATCTATTAGTCTAGAGTTTCTAGTAACATAATTGTATTCAACACTTGGGTTAGTTGTTTGAAACTTCCACCCATCATTAAAGTCACATTTAATTATATAATCACTTTTTTTAAAATTTTTGAATCCAGCTAATGCAGTTATCTTTGTATCACGTAGATTACCAACCCCATCATCACACAGTGTAGCACCTGCGTTGCTCATTGTAAACGACTGTTCTTTTATTCGCCTACCAAATATGTTAGATGGTACACTTACGACATGTATATTATTATTAAGATCTCTTGTCTGCTGTGATAGGTATTGAGCATCACCTGACTTAGTTGAGTTTTCTACATCCGTGTAGTATAAGTGGTGTATGGAATCAAATATTTCTCGATTATAGTAACCGTTTGTTGTTAATGTCTCTAATGCTATATTAGCACAAGTAGAATCTCCAAAATCCCAATCACCACGTGAGTAGTGTCCACTATAACTTACTACACCATATGTACCAGCTGTTTCATCTGTTACAGTCCAACTCTTATGAGCAACATGTATTTTATTTAATGCAGTGGTTTTTACCGACTTGTATACAAACATCTAACACCTCCTAATGATCAAGTTTTAAACGAAGTGTCGTTTCCCTCTCGAAATTTTTGAGTAATGGTTTACTTAATTTTGCAATAGCTAATAATTCATTGTCATCATTATACATCCCTACGGTAGTTATAAACGTCTGTGGATTTTGTATAAACGATGTGTGAAGCAGTTGACCATTTAACTCACCATTTGAACCTGTTCGTTGATATGTATGGTTAGTGGAGTAATTATATTGTTGATTCTTACATCTAACAAAGTAATGTGTAGATGTTACATCTTCTTCTGCTCTTACAGCGAAATACTTACCTCTGTTGATAGCATCATATAGCTTACCATTTTGTGCATCATTAGTGTTAACAGAATTTGTAGCTCCTAATGCAAGGCCATATGTACCTTGTGGTCCTGCTCCAGCTGCTCCTATAAGTTTATCACCTCCGAAAGCTAATATACCTAATTCTGGATAAAACTTACCCCAGTAGTGTCTGTTACCAGAACCATCAGCAAATACCCCATTTGTTTCAGATCCACTTACTATGTTATATTCTAAGTGTCCATTAACAACATTACCATTAGATATAGAACTATCATCCATTATTTCTAATATGCTTGTTGTGTACTGTCCTGCAGATGCTGATAAGTGCATATACCAGTTACCAGCATTTACACCTTGCTTGAATCTTGATCTATTCATTGCTAGAAAATACATTCTTACATTACCATCACCTTCAGCGTCTATAAATGTAGTGCTGTCTGTAGGGTTATCAAGAAGTAAATTTCTAAATTGAGAATACACTGCTTTTGTCGGTGAGTTACCTACTGTAGCTCCCGTCTGTCTTACTGAACCAGACCCTTTCGAGTGTCCATACGCAATAGAAAATTGTGTTTCTGCTGTTGTTGAAGATGCAGGATTTGCGTTGTATAGCTCCCACTGATATTCACCTGCAGCACTTGCTACTTGAGCAGATGCAGTATGAAAAGCAGTTAAACTTGCTACATTTCCTGTAAAAGCGGTAGATGTAACTCCTTGAACTACATTACCTATAATTATATCATCTGATGCAAAAGTTGTATATGCCATTTGTTATCTCCTAGTCTAACGATGAATCACGAGAAACCGTAATTGGAATCGTTACTGTACCACCTGTTGTTAACCCTGTTACAGTTAATGTGGTTGATTGTGTTTGTGTTATTGAGTACGCGGTTAATTGAATTGACATACCATTTATAGTTCCAGATAATTGATTACCTGTTTGTGGTGGTACATAACCTGCTCCTTGATTACCACCGCCAGTAACTGATGTCGCTGTTCCAGTTACATCAACTCCTGCAGAAGCGTTTAAGTTCATTTTAACAATATCTGTATTACCTAATGTGAAAGTATATCCACCAGCATTAGCTCCAGCTATGTTTAATGTCTGTGGTGAAATTACTACTTGCTGACCTGGGTTAGTTAAACTAATAGCAGATTGTGCTGTAGTAACGACAGGTAAGATCTGTGTGTTTTTAGGTAGTGTTACAAGCTTGTTAGTTAATGCTTGCGTATCATTTGTAAATGCTTCAAGTACTGGCATTCTCTCAATTGCTTGACCATAGAATGCAGTTCCAAGATTATGTGATGTATCATAGAGTGCATAATTAACCTCATCATCACTTAATGCAAATTTTGTTATGTTTAATTGACCTTCTGCTAACCGCTGTCTTCCAAGCTTTGTTAGTACTGCGTCAACTGTTACAGATGTATTATCTAAATATCCCATGTTTACTCTCCTATTGTATATATTATAAATATACGTTTATTTAATTTTACCCTATCTGACGTCAATATTATTATTTTGTGCTCGTTGTATATTACCTATTGCAGGGCTAGCTGGCCCAACAGTGAGATTAGATGCAACCTGTACTATGTTTGGATTAACTAATTGATATTCTGCTACTGGACCACCATCTATTGTATCTGTACTACCTACATTAAAATCAGGTGATGTCATCCTTGTACCATCAATTAATAATCTACGCTGTGCTAAACTTGTATCATATTGCGGTTGTACATCAACAAATGCTCCAGGTAAAGCTTCCACTTTCATACTCGTTATCCTCATCGTACCATCATCATTAAAAAAGTTAACTAAAAACATTGGTGTAAAGTGTGTGAAGTTATGTTGAACTGCTACACCCTTTTCAGGCGTCTTACTCTGCATGATACCAGATATACCTGTAGATGTTGCGGTGTTTGTATTTTGTGTTCTAGCGCGTGTTTGTGCATTACCTAAATAACCTACCCTTGTAACATCCTTTCCTAAACCATGCTTACTACCTATATTTAGTCCTGATGCGACAAAATAATTTGCAGAGCTAATTGTTGCTGTTCCTATATTTGGTGAATACTGTTGCAGAGTTCTTGGATTGTTATCGTATGTATCTATAAATTGACCGAACCCAGCATAAAATAAAGCATCATTATTTGCATCTAAAGATTGTGATACTGTTACAGTCATTCTATATAATGTGTTTGGTTGGTATGGTAAAGGGCTATTCCACTGCACCCATAATTGATCGTTACCAGAATTATTACCTATCTGTAAACCATCACCTACTATTGAGCGTTCAGCAATACCACCTACAATTCTCCACTTCTCACTAATATCGCTTGTACCATATATTGAGCTGGCAGGTGCACCTGGTGTTGCTGAGTGTGTAACAAATGATGTGAAGTTATCTTCAAATACTGTAATCCATCCAGAGCCGGTTTTATTTGTACCTATCACAGGTGCATTTAATGTATTGTATGTTGGTATTTGTATACGCGTTTCATGAGGCACTCTACGTGAATTTAATACTGTTAACTGCTCACCCGATTCTGTTGCTTCTCCAAACACATTTTTTAAATATGTTGCTCCATCATATAGATTATAATAATTACTTGAACCACTTCGCTGCTGTGAAGGAGGAGCTCCTATTCCTAATGTACCCGTGAATGTTCCGTAGTTGGATGCATCTTGAATACCTTGGCTTGGTACCTCACCAGGGAATGTACTCCCTGTGCGTAGTGTTATACTACTTTCTAAGTGAAGTGTTTCCCGTGATGCAGATAATGGTGTACTTAATTTATGTCGCTCTAAAAGGTTAGGTCGAATCTCTATACCGACAATTGCATCTGCTCTTGCAGGTATCATGTCCTCGATTTGCTTGAATAGACCTTTGTTAAATGAGCGTAAATACTTTATGAAGGCCATCACACTATTGCCCTCATCATACTTTTTAAAGTACAGGTTGTTGGTATCACGTAATGATGTGTATTCTGTTTTATAAGTATCTCTAGGATCACCTATATAGTCATCTAAATTAAATCCTCCAAACTGCATTGAGATATCTGTGTCGATTTGATCTGCAGGTGATAACACTACAGATACATCTTCTGAATCTAATGGATTGGAATCAAATGATGATATCTCAAATGACTTGTCTCTACCTAGTTGATTATTTCGTAATGTATTATCTTCTATCCTAACTTTATTAGAATGTTTAGAAGGACCAGCTGTATGTGGTACTTTCACAAAGTATGTTTCTGATTTCGGGGAGTAATCGTTACTACCAAAAGCGGTGAAGCCTACCAAACCTCCTGATCCATCTGAGCTACCCCACCCTTGGTTAGCTGCATTAGGTAATGTACTTGCTAATACTGTTACAGATGTGTGATCATACTTTTTACCATCTGTACCTAATGGTAATCTAATTAATAAGTCATTGTATGCCATCTGCACCGTATCTCCTACTATAGATGTCGGTGCAAGTGTGTGCTGATGGAATGCTGTGTCACTTAGGTATTCAGCCCAAGCTCTTATCTCTTGTAGTGATCCAGAGAAGCTTTCTACACCTGGTGTTGGATTTGTATACTTGAACCCCCATATAACAGCATCTATATCAGTCCACGCAGCAGAATATGAAGAGCTATTACCTACAACAGTCCCGGAAGATTGGTGCGTGATCCTACCCTGTGAGTGTTCTGCAGCTTTTGCACACCTAATAACAAAACTTTGTGATGCAGGTGCCGATGCTCCTACATATGGGTGTTCCGTTACTCCAAAGGATACATTCCACCAATCATTATCATAAATTGGCATATATTCTGTTGATGCTGATATTGCCGGTTGACCAGCTGATGAGGATATCTCAAATGTAAATCTACCATACTGTGCGTACACTGAAGCAGATCCTGCTGATATTGCTGCAGCTGTATCCCATCCGGTCGCAGAAGAAGAGTGCTCCATTCTTACTTCCCAATCCTTCCCTCCTGCATACGCGGCTGCTGCACGTGCTATATATTGTGTTTGTTGTTTTGAAGTATCAACACGTACCTCATACATGGATGGTGCTCTCAATGCTGTTCCCGGTGTTGTTAACGAATTAGCTGTTGAGCTGCCTTGACCTTGCTGAAAATTATCATGTAAACTAGCTATAACGTTACTACCGCTAAGATTAAGAGCATATGTAAATTTCTCTATCGCACGTTTATCATCTGTGCGTGAAGCAGGTGCACCACCGTACTCATCTATATTTAATATTGTTAACGGTACACCATAAGAACAGAGTAGTGCTCTAATACCTCTCGCTGTACCTTTTGTTTTTAGCAGTAATGGTAAGTTGTTTAATATACGTTTCCATGTTTGCTTTTCTATATCTTCGGAAGAGTGAGATTCTTTTACAACATATGTTTGTGTTGTACCTGAACCAGAAGCTTGATATGTACCTTGATCATTTGTACCTAATGCATACTCCCATAATTCTGCCGTACTATGTCCAGGGAATAAATCCCAGCCGAATGATTTAGCGGTATCAAATAATAAATCTTTAGATAACCCGACATCAACAGATTCATCCCTTCGATATGATTCCTCTAAACCTTGTACTTGTAAATACACTTGATCGAAGTGTTCACCAATCATATCAAAGAATAATTCATAGCTAGTATTTTGCTCATCCACTCGGATATGTGTTGGTATTACGTTACGTAATGCTGATTGGTTTTGTTCATCCCACGTTCTTGCAGATATAATTCTGTCATTATACCAAGATACACCTTCAGATGATGTAACAGAAAATAAGTTATACCCTATACCTGTTTTAGTATCCGATGATTTTGGCCATGTTGCTGATGATAAAATCTCTGCACCGTTGCTGCTATATATTGTTTCTGTAGAGTGTGATGTATAATATAAGTAATCTTCATAAGGGCTAAAGCTTGTTAATAATCCCTTTGTTAATGCATCAAACTGTAATTTGTTTGCTATTGAGGTTGCAGACCCCGTTACACTTCCATCATTACCTACAAATCTATCACCGAGAGCAGCTGACCTAGATGCATAATGTTCTATACGTGTTATTTTATACTTAAAGTTTTTTAATCTTTCTTCTGCAGAACTAAAATGAACAAAATTTTCAAATTTTCTGAAATCTGTATTAATTGCTATTAACCCTGAACCACTCGCTATCTTTTGTTCTAAGCGATTTTGTATACCTGTAGTTGTTCCTACCAAATCCTCTTCATTCTTAGATATTGTACCTCTGCTTGAGTTTCTATTTACATCTAACCTTAAATTTGGACCTCGTAGTTCAGTAAATGTCTCATCTATCTGAAATGGTATATCTATTTCAACGGGTATTGTATATGGTATGAATAACGAGCGTAATAGTTGCACTCTAGTACCAGCATTTATACCTGCAGGTGCAGGAGTTGCTAATTTAAAAATAATAGTTTGTATTGACTCTGGATCTTCTTCACCCTGTATTTGCTTTGGAGTGTATGCATGCTCCATCCAATTAACGGATATTAAATCAATAACTCTACCATTTGGTCTAACAACCCTTAAATTTAAAGGCCATGAATCTTCATCAGATTCTAATCTACTACCTTCAACTGTGTCAACCATCCATCTTAAAAATTTACGATCTCCACCTACTACATAATTGCCACTATACCTTGCATCATTACCAGGTCCGAAAGGTAACCCCAGTGACTCCCTATGACTATCATACTCTGCTTCGCTAGAAAAAGATATACTTAGTAATCGATCAATCTCCCCCGTTGCAGAGTAATATACTGTAGAATTATCTTCATACTTCCAATACCTACCTCTAACCGGTATTGTGTTGTGTCTTTGATGTTGAGCAAAATCGATAAATGAGAGTATAGATTCATTATTTGATTTAACTCGTATCTCTTTACGTGACCTAGATAGTTCCACCACCTCACCTGCTGTAAACTGTATATCTGCAGGGGTCACTTCTTCAGGACCTAACGTCCTAACTAAATCTGTAGTAGGACCTTGTCTAGATACGTCTGATGGTGTTGCAGCAGCAGTAGCAGCTTCGTTATCTATATCACTATATAAATAACTTCTATAACCTGATATCTTAAG